TCAAGTGTTTCTGCTTCACCAATAGACGGAATGTTAATCGTATAGCCATCGGGGAAGTCTTGGATAATCTTGACAAACTTCATAGCATTCAATTCATCGAGTAAGAGCTCCTTGATCTGACGAGACCAAAGTTGACTCCTAACGAGATATTGATTACTGGCGTCGGTAAAACCTGCCATAATGAAGTCTCCTTAGATTAAATTAATTCGCAGGCATATTGAAGTCAGCTCCTAGAGCAATGGCATCGTTATGCATTTGAATCGCGATTTTAGGGTCTAGATACGCCCGGGGATCTCTTTTATTTAATTGCTGATAGTATTCCCAATCTCGTTTCTGAACCGTTGGTGCGAACTGGTTTTGTCGCTGGCTAGAACGGGGTGGAGCAATATCTGCAGTTTGACGTTGCTCATCTAATCCAAATGTCCTATAAAAGACAGAAGGATGAGTTTTAGCAAGATCGTCGGTAAAAGATTGATCTAATCCTAATGTATCCATACGTTGCTTAAGAACCTCTGAAGCTTTATCTCCAAACTGTTCTCTAAGCTTTGCCTTCACCATATTGAAGTTATCATTCTGTTTAGTCAGCTTCTCACGGGCTGTGAGTTTCTGTTCCAGAATGGAATCAATATCTTCAGGCTTGATCGATGGCTTGATTTCTTCTGCCGGGGTGATTGGCAGTTGTTCGGGGTTGGAAAGAAGTTTCTCTTGTCGAGCTATTAATTCTTTCAACGAGGCCGTCGCTGTAGCTTCTTCTCTTAACTTAAGATAGTCTTCCCGAATATTGTCAAAACGGGCATTTTGTGTCTTAATGAAAAGATCGGACTCTACCTTTGCTGCGAGAATATCTTCTTTGGATTTGTCTTTCCATTTATTAAGAATAGCTTCTCGTTCACTGTTATTGTCTGTGGTCGGATCAACATCTAATAGGCTGTCAGCCATGTTTCTTCTCCTGGTCTAGGGTAATTAATTTGGACACCATCTTCAAAGCAGCTTTAAAACCATTGGTGTGAGCTTGCTTATAATCCCAATTAGGTGTCTCATAAATCTTGGGACTTATCTCTGCCGACTCTAGGCCGGCCTTCTCTTCGTCTAATAGTTCCTGCAACCGACCTAATATATATCGGGAGGCTTTCAGACTCTTTAGAAATTTATCTTTATCTTCGTCAGTCTTTAAATGCTTGGTCCAAGCAGAGACAGCCATTAGTAAGTGCCTTTACCTACCGAAGTATTGGGACCATCAGCACTGCTCATACCACCATGTCCAGTGGGTTCATTACGTTGTCGAAGATGTGGATCTTCGTGAGTAACATTGTGTAAATGTTTCAAATGAGGAGTATGTTCATTATCTGAACTAGAAGGGAAAAAGGGGTGCATGTAAGATTTGTGATCAGCCATTATTGTGTTCCTAAAGTTCCGGTTGGGGTTGCGCTCATGGGTGGGTTACGTTTTAAACCCAGACCAGGTTGAGCTGGGGTCTGAGGTGGTGGGGAAAACTGCCCCTGGGGATTAACATCGTAATCATGTCCAATCCCGGTGGCAGTTCCCATTTCTTGATGTAGCTGCTCCTGAAGGGCTTGAACCATTCGTTGCCCATCAGCCTGTTCAGCAAGCTGAATGTATGGGGTGACAGCTGCGTAATCTTTAAGGTCGAAGATAGACTCGAGTAGCCTTGCAAGCACAACTCCGGAGAAGTGAGGTTGAACTGTAGCCCATAGATTTGAACCTGTGAGGGCAGTGAGATTTTGGACGAGTTCAGCTTGTTCAGCAAAGTGTCGTGCTCCAATTGGCTTAATTCTACCAACTCCTGTGATGTCATCGACTGTAAGAGTTTGGAACGTTGTTGCGTTGAGGTCATTGTCGAATACTCTTATTGTAGTAGCTCCAGAGAGATTTCTACGAGCTAGTTCAAGCATATAATTAAGTAGCATTTCCAAGATCTGCTCAGAGAACTGATTGATCTTATTCTGGAACATACGAGATGAGGCATTCTCAAGACGTTGTACTTCGTATTTTGTCTTTTCACCTGGAGATCGAATGCCCATCGCCTCTCGAGGAGCTCCTGCCATTTCTTCCATCTGAGCTTGAAGTTTTTCAATCTTCATATCAGATTGCATAATTTGGACTTCAGGTTGAACTAATTCGACATCTCCTTCTTCAGAGACGAAGATCTTCTCACCTGGCTGCCAAACATATTCTTCAACAAAACCTTTGACTTTCTGAACAGGATAAGTAACTAAGTCCCAGATATCTGCGGCCATATTCTCGATATGGTCCATGCGGTACTGCATACCAACAAGATTAGCTAGAGGACCTTGTCCCCATAGATTATCTTGTTTACGTCTCCACGGAGAGTGGACAATCGGAGGATAACCAAAGAAAGATGGATTAGGTATATTATTGATCAGCTTGTGTCGATCAACCACCGTAATAACACGATTCTTTTCAAAGGTATCCGTATAAGGATCGTACCAATCACCGTAGAAAGTTAATACTTCCACCATATCTGATAATAGATAAGCACGGAAGTTAGTGAAGCCATCCATGGCATAGAGACGATCCTTCTGGATCCAGTCTCCTTGGAATTGTCTGGCGTGAAATCTAATTTCCTTTAGATATTTAAATAAATCTTCATAAGTCTGACGATTCTCATCATTAGACATCCGTTCCATTAAATCCTTTAATTCACCTAAGGAAATTAAGGAACGGACTAATTTAGGAGACTGCATGAAGTTTTCAGCAGTAGGGTTGAAAACTATGTCTAAAGGACTAATACGACGAACGGCGGGACCAACGTAGCCTGCTTGAGTTTTATCTATTTGTTCTACTCTTTGGTCCACCCATTCTACTGTAGCAAAGCAATTACCAAAGTCTATGTAGTCTTGAGTAACCTTCTCTATTTCAGATTTGAAAGTAGGTTGTTCTATAACCCATGACATGTAATTTATAATTGAGTCACGCTTTCGGACATCAGCGGCATCTTCATTCTCAGGTTCCCACACAAGCCATTTACGCTTGGGAAATAACGTGGCGATGTAGTTCGCGAATAAGTTATCTCGGATTTGGCAAAGCTTAGGGACTGTAGTCTTATTCTTCCAGGGCAATGAAGAGTTGGAAGTCTGGGTAGTATCTGTGGCATATACATAGCGTCTAACCTCTTCCCAATCATTCTTAGCGACTTGTCGAAGAGTGTCCCATTCAATGTAACGTTGTGTAAGTCTAGTTGCTAGAAGATCTGGAGAAATAATATTCTCCAGAGGCATCACCTTTCCGGTCATGCTACTCCGCCCCAGCGGCTATTAAATTTAAATTCAGGTTCTTTACTCTTACTCATTCTATAATAATCTATTGGAGGTACTGCGAAATCTACTGCAGAAGCTAAGGCATCCTTAACATCGTCATGTGCAGGATTGGCGTAAATTAATTCTTCTTCTAATACTTGACAATTACCACTAGGATAGTGCCATATCTGTTTATTAGCATAACGCGGTTCTAACAGTGAGAAGATTCTTTCTTCTTTTGAACCTGTCCACCTACTAGGCCGATACTCATCTACACTCAAAGAAAGACCATTCTTTCGGATATAGTTTTCTTTTAAGTCTTCTACAATTACTTTCTGTGCGACTGAAACTTCACATCTAATCTTTCTGAAACCCCATCTATCGTATAGTTTTAATATATGGTTAAAGTATTCAGATACTCTGTCTGTCTTAAAACGATCTATCTCAAGTATGTAGTAATTATGTAAACCGTCAGCGCCGAGAACAACAATGCTAGTAAAATCAGACTTTTTCCCAGTGGAGTAAGCGAAGTCAACAGATGCACATACGTTGAGACGCTCCCGCTTAAAGAACCAGTGATGGTCTCGTTTGAAGAGATAGTTTTGATCATAGTATTGGAAGAGGTCTCGATTGATGGGGGAATTGTCAACGTCGTGGGGATCGTTGTAGTATTGGGCTCTAAAGTAAAGTTTGTTAATATATTTAGATCGTTTTTCAGCTAAAATATCTGGATCGAAACCAAACCACTTACCATCTGATCTTTGTTGACGAGGCCAGAGAAATTGACCGGATCCATCTCCTGCTGTTTCAACAGGATATTCCTTACTTTCGAAAAGTGGATTAGAAGATTTCTTGTCACCGAATTCATCGTATTCGTCTATTTCCATTTCCAATAGACTTGAATATAGATCTTTGGGGTGATACCTAGTTCCTACTACCCATTCCTTAGCATTAGCAGCTTCAATAGAAGATAAGTAAGAATATTGATCTATTACTTTTTTTCGTCCTTCTTCGAGATACGCGTTACCCTGTACAACAACATCGTCAAGCACGGCAATATCACAATGCATGCCAACAATATTAGTAGTAAGACCGGCAGTGAATATAGATGGATCGCGGATAGATTCCTCTCTACGTCTTGGATGATCAAGTGATATTTCCCTTTCCGTCCATTTCTCTCGCTTAGCTTCTTCCTTTATGACCATATCAGGCCAATACAGTCTATATACGTCGTCTGTAAATATATCTTTAATAAACTTCAATTGCTTAATAGCTAAGTTGGAAGTAGACGAAATATATAGAATACGAAGCGTAGGATCTCTAGTTAACTCCCAAGCGACTCTGTAGGCAGCCAGAGCTGACTTCATGTGATCTCTGGGCAATAGTAACAGCTGATGCGATTTCGCGTCTCCAGAAGTCCACCATGAGATAACCTCACGATGTATATTACCTAAGAGTCTTCTTGGATGGACTAAGTTGATGAAAGAAACTAAGGAAGATTCAGCTTCTAGACGACGTTCTTGTCTTCGTTGCTGTAAATCCGACAGAGGTTTCTTTTTTCGGGCGACCACCTAGTTTTCCTAACATTTGAGCATATTTGTTTATGCTTGCAGGTTTTGCTTTAATTGGAGTTGTATGCTTGCAGGTTTTCACTTTTTAGACCACCTAGCTGTGGCTCCTTTAAAAGCTATATTTGAACGTTGTTTAGCAGTTAAAGCTGCCGCTCTAGCATGTCCACCATCCGCATGGATCTTATGACCTTCTTGCATCTCTCGGATGCCTTCAAGCCATCTCCATTCTTTACCACCACCTTGAGTAACTATTACAATAGGAGCTGGTGGAGTTAATACCAACGCTAGATTAGGCGTAATAAAGTCAGTAGCTCTTATCTTATCTAGATATACTTGCCAATCATAAGTATTGAATGGTAATGCACCTGGACCAGGATTATATGGTGAAACATATACCCATGTACCATCTGGTGTTTGATATCGACCTGGAAGAGGCCAATCATAGATGTTAAATGGAATTTGCGCCGGAGGAGCTGTTATTCCGGGATTAAACCATGTTTGATTGATTGGAACTGGAGTTCTAGGATTAGGCCAATCATATTGGTTAAATCCTTGAACTGGAGTAATTGTTATACCTGGTACAATCCAAACTTGACCTGTACTAGGTATTAGAATAGCCAAAGGCCAATTATATTGATTGAACGGTATAGTATTAGGTATTTGACCTAATGTATAGGTAAAATCAGGACGATAAGGCTGTATTGGGAGAGGCCAACTATACTGGTTAAAACCTTGTACAGGAGGTGGAATTACTATTGGAGTAGCAACCCAAGTCTCATCTAAACGATAAAATGCTCTAGGATTGGGCCAATCGTAAGTATTGAACGGGAAAGAAGGTGGAGGACCTTGAGTCTGTCCTTGATTTACCCATGTACTATCAGGACGATAGTAACCTTTAGGAACTGGCCAGTCTAATTGATTAAATGGCTGATTTGGTGGGGGGATAAGACCAGGATATTCAGACCATATCCAACTTCTGAAATCTCTACCATCCTTCGGATTAGGCCAATCATATTGATTGAAAGGAGATTGAATAGCTGTCTGTGGAGCTA